GTAACTGGTATTGCCACCGTCAATAACTTAAATGTAACGGGGGTTTCTACATTTGTAGGTCTGACAACATTTAAAAGTGATGTATATGTTGATGGTGACTTATATGTAAGTGATGACCTAAAGTTTGATGAATTTACTGCCAGAAACGCGATTATATCTGGAATTGCCACAGTATCTGGTGGATTATATTATGGACCATATTATACCAACGGAATGCCATATTTCAATTCCAGTGGACTAATGGTTTCTACAAATAGTCCACAGAATGGAATAGATTATACAAACTATATAATGACAACGGATAATAGCAATATTCCTACTTGGTCAAATGCAATAGATGGGGGTACTTACTAATGGCAAAACCAGCAACCAGACAACAATTAATTGATTACTGCCTAAGAAGATTAGGAGCACCTGTACTGGAAATTAACGTTGATGACGACCAGATCGATGATTTAGTTGATGATGCGCTCCAATACTTTCAAGAGAGGCATTTTGATGGTGTTGAGAGAATGTATCTCAAGTATAAAATTACACAAGAAGACTTAAATAGGGGACAAGCAGATCCTAGTGTAGGTGCTGGTATTGTTACCACAACGGGATCGGCTAATATCAGTGGAATTGGAACCACTACATTTAATTTTTATGAAAATTCCAATTTTATTCAAGTACCAGACTCAATAATTGGAATTGAAAAAGTTTTTAAGTTTGATACTAGCACTATCTCTGCAGGAATGTTTAGTATTAAGTATCAGTTATTTTTAAATGATTTATATTATTTTAATTCGGTTGAACTTTTACAGTATTCTATGGTTAAAACATATCTGGAAGATATTGATTTCTTACTTACACCAGATAAGCAGATACGATATAATAAAAGACAAAATAGATTGTATTTAGATATAGATTGGACTGCAAAAGCAAAAGATAATTATATTATTATTGATTGTTATAGAATTTTAGATCCTAATGAGTTTACTAAAGTTTACAATGATAGTTTTTTAAAGAGATACTTAACTGCTCTAATAAAAAGACAATGGGGTCAAAATCTAATTAAATTCAGAGGAGTCAAACTCCCCGGTGGAATTGAATTAAATGGTAGAGAAATTTATGAAGACGCTGAAAGAGAAATTGCAGACATAATGCAAAGAATGTCTATGGATTATGAACTTCCACCTTACGATTTTATTGGATAATAATGGCACTTAATCCTTTCTTTTTACAAGGTTCTGCAGGAGAACAAAGGCTTGTACAAGATTTAATTAATGAACAGTTAAAAATTTATGGAGTAGATGTAATCTACATTCCTAGAAAATTTGTCAGAAAGCAAACCATAATTAGGGAAATTCAATCATCAAAATTTGATGATAATTATGCGATTGAAGCATATATTAATAATTATGATGGATATAGTGGTCAAGGAGATATTCTTTCAAAATTTGGTGTAAATTTGAAAGATGAATTAAGTTTAGTAATTTCAAAAGAAAGATTTGAAGATTTCATAGCGCCCTTTTTAGAAGCGTCTGATGATGATGAAATTGTTCTTGCATCTAGACCAAGAGAAGGTGATTTGGTTTATTTTCCTTTAGGGCAAAGATTATTCGAAGTTAAATTTGTTGAGCATGAGGTTAATTTTTACCAACTAGGAAAACTTTACATGTATGAATTAAAGTGTGAGTTGTTTGAATATGAGGATGAAATTATTGATACTACCATTGAAGAAATTGATAGTCAAATTAAAGATGAAGGGTATATTACTACTTTACAACTTATTGGAGCAGGATCTACAGCCTTTGCTAGTGCTACATTAGCAACTGGATATATTCGTAAAGTCTTTTTGAATAATGACGGATATGGTTATACTTCTACACCTACGGTTGAATTTACATCAGCACCGGTTGGGGGAATAACTGCAAGGGCAGTGGCAATTACCACAAGTAGAGGTGGAGTTAAATCTGTAGAATCTATTGTTTTAATCTCAGCGGGAGCAGGATATACAGTTGCACCATCTATTGTGATTTCGGGCGGTGGTGGCGTTGGTGCTGCAGCTACATGCTCAATCGAAACCACCCAGAGCGGCATTTCCACATTAACAATGGTTAATTTTGGATCTGGGTATATTGTTTCACCAACAGTAACAATAAGTGGACCAACAGGTGCCGGAGAGACTGCTGTAGCAACTGCAATTGTAGGTACCGGACAAACGGTAGCATCTTTGAGAATAGCAAACCCTGGTGCTGGTTATACAGTTGCACCAACCGTAACAATTGCACCCCCACCAGTTCTTTCCGGAATTGGTAATTATATTTTCAATGAGGAAATATTTGGATCCATATCTGGAACTCGTGGTAGAGTCAAGTCGTGGGATCTTGATACAAGAGTTCTTAAGGTGTCTTTTGTAGATAATGCTGCAACAAAAGAATTTTATCCAGGAGAAATTCTTGTTGGATCTGCGTCAAGTGCAATTTATTCTGTCCAATCATATGATACATGGGACCAATATGATAAATATAGTGAAAATGTAGAAATTGAAAACGCAGCCGAAGGCATCGTAGATTTTTCAGAATCAAATCCATTTGGTACATTCTAATGCTTGGAACATATTACTATCATGAAATTATCAGAAGAACTGTCATTGCATTTGGAACAGTTTTCAATGATATTTACATAAGGCACAAAGATTCCACTGGTGATAGTATAAGTGAAATGAAGGTTGCTTTGGCATATGGTCCAATTCAAAAATTTCTTGCCAGAATCCAACAGCAACCAGAATTAAATAAACCAATTGCCATTACATTACCCAGAATGGCATTTGAGATGACATCTATTCAATATGATGCGACTAGGAAAGCAAATATTACTCAAACATTTAAAGCATCTGATGGGACAAATTTAAAAAAAGTTTATTTACCAGTTCCATATAACATTGGATTTCAATTAAATGTAATGACAAAATTGCAGGATGATGCCCTGCAAGTAGTTGAACAAATACTACCTTATTTTCAACCATCATTCAATCTAACGGTAGATTTGATTGATTCTATTGGAGAAAAAAGAGATATTCCCATCGTTTTGGATAATGTATCATTTACTGATGATTATGAAGGAGACTTTTCAACAAGAAGAATATTAATTTATACCTTTAACTTTACAGTAAAAACATATCTGTTTGGTCCTATTGCAGATTCTACAGATGGTCTTATTCGTAAGGTTCAGGTTGATTACTATAATTCAACAGATATTGCAACAGCAAAGAGAGAGATGAGATATACACTTACTCCAGATCCTATTGATGCAAATCCAGATGATGACTTTGGGTTTAATGAAACTTGGCAAAGTTTTGAGGACTCTAAAACTTATAGTCCAACACAACAAAGGGATATTTAACCTAGTATGAGTAATACATTTGACAGTTTAGATTCTGCTCTTAATATTGAAAGTAATATTGTTGAAGTAGAAAAGGTAAAAGATGATTTAAAGATATCTCCTTTAAAAGTGGATGATATTCAAAAAGATTATGAATACACCAGAGCAAATCTATACTCCTTAATTGAAAAGGGGCAAGAAGCAATTAATGGGATAATGGAGCTTGCAGGAGAAGGTGGAAGTCCAAGAGCGTACGAAGTTGCTGGACAGTTAATTAAGAGTGTTGGAGATGTGACAGATAAACTTATAGATTTGCAGAAAAAACTCAAAGATGTTGAAGATGAATCTGTAAAGACAACTAATAATGTGACAAATAATGCAGTTTTTGTTGGGTCAACATCCGAATTATCAAAATTACTCAAGCAAGGTTTTCTAAATAATAAGGAGTAATTTTACTATCCTAATGGGTTGGTCAGATAAATATAAAAAATCTATTGACTGCGACAATCCAAAGGGGTTTTCACAAAGAGCTCATTGTCAAGGTCGTAAAAAGAAATTGAAAGAGCAATTGAAACCATTTAAGACTGTTGAGCAAATTGCGAAGAAGCATCGTATGGAGGTTTCTTTCATCCAAAAGCAATTGGATATGGGTGAACCTATTGAGCATGAGCATACTAAAAATCATACTCTTGCTAAAGAAATTGCTCTTCAACATCTAGACGAAATTCCTGATTATTATACTCGACTCAAGAAAATGGAAGCATCCGCCAAAAAAGAACACAAAAAATTTAAGGATGTTACTGAAGAGCGAAGTGGGTCATTGCACCAGTGGTTTAAGGGATCAAAATCAAAAGAAGGAAAACCTGGTTGGGTGCAAGCAGACGGTTCTCCATGTGCCAATGAGCCCGGAGAAACCAAAACTCCAAAGTGTTTTAGTAGTGCAAGACTCTCTTCTCTCAGAGCAAAAGGAAAAAAGGGAGAAGCAATTATTAAAGCAGCAGTGCGTAGAAAAAGACAGGAAGATCCGGGGCAACAGGCAAAAAGTGGTAGTGCAAAGCCAACGTTGGTTAAAACTTTTGCCAAAGGTAAAAAAGATCCAAATTACATTAAACCAGAACCAGGACTTAACGAAACGATGGAAATCAACGAAGCTCAAAGAGACATTAAAGGAAAGGGTAGTGGAAAAAAAGATGCCTGCTACCATAAAGTAAAGTCAAGATATGACGTTTGGCCAAGTGCATATGCATCTGGAGCACTGGTCAAATGTCGTAAAGTAGGTGCTGCAAGTTGGGGCACAAAGTCTGAAGAGACTGTTATTGATGAAGGTCAAAAGTGTTGGCCTGGGTATAAAAAGAAGGGCACAAAGAAAATGTTTGGAAAAACATACAATAATTGTGTAAAGGCAAATGAGGAAATGGAAATGAGAAGATACTGCCCCAAATGTGAAAAAACAGAAACGAGAGCGGAATGTAAATATGGTCCAAAATATTGGGATATGTTTTCCATACCTGAACCCCTCTCTCCAAATCAAAAGAAATATAGCATTGCTACTGTGCATCCTGGAAATTTTCCAGAGTCATATGATCATGAGTATTCAATGGCTCGCTCAGAAATTTCCACAATTATTTCTGCTGCAAAAAGACTTCGTAAGAAAATGAAAGGTGAAGGTAATATTGAAGCGTGGGTTCAATCAAAAATTACTAAAGCGGCAGATTATCTTGATGCTGCAGCAGATTATGTAGATAGTGGTGAGATGCAAAAAGAACAGATTAGTTTTGAAATTGGTGCAGGTCATAGACAAGCACAAAAAATGGCAAAAATTAGAAATCTTGCCACAGGAAATACTAATTCTGGTGAAAAAGCAGCAGCAGAAAGAAAGTTGCAAGGTCCAAAACTCCCTCTTGCGGATGAGTATCATCTCAAGTCATTCTCTCAATTTATGGAAGATTGGCAATCTGTAAATCGCAAAGACAAAACTGACGGGTTAAGTCAAAAAGCAGTTGATGCTTACCGTCGTGAGAATCCAGGTTCAAAACTTCAGACTGCAGTAACTGAAAAAAACCCAACAGGTAAAAGGGCAGGTCGTCGTAAAAATTTTTGTAGCAGAATGAAAGGAATGAAATCAAAGTTGACCTCTGCAAAAACTGCAAGAGATCCAGATTCAAGAATTAACAAAGCACTACGTCGTTGGAACTGTAATTAAAATGAAATCTTTTCAACAATTTCTTTCAGAAAGCATCAACATTGCTGGAGATTTCAATGGAAATCTCTATATGAATTCTTCACAACCCGAAACTACTAAAGAATCTTTTCTCGCTGATGTAGTTTGGCAAGGAAGACTTTATCGTATGGAAGTTGAAGGTAAAATAATGGATAAAAATGAACTTGCGGAGCAACTTCAGGGCGAATATCCTGGAGCAATCGTTCATAACATTTATCCATCAACATCAAATTCTTTAAAAGTTAAAGACGCACAAAGATACAGACCAGAAAGATTATCTTGGAGTGATTGATTCATGGCACAGTGGAATAAAAATGAGCAAGACTTTCTAAACCAAGAAAGATCTTTATTTGAGGTTTTTAATATTGCAGATCACTGGGGAAACCAGAC